TAACTTCGGTCCCGCCGGTAGTCGAACCAATAACAAGAGTTAAACTCCCGCCGGTAACGGTGAAATCCAATTGGTAGTTAGTATCGTCTACGGTAGTAATACCTTGCTCCGCGTAACCATAATTGCTCGAATCAGTTGAGACGATATTCATATGATCGGTATCATGGGCAATCGATCCAGTACCAACGCTGCTATCAGTCCAACTCGCAATATCAGACCCAAAGGTTCCGTTAGTCACTAACTCCGAGCCTGTGGTAGTTACGACTTGCCCGTTGTTCCGATAGAAACGGATGTATTGATCGCCGAATTCCAAAACATAAGCCTGAGTCGTCGAGAACTCAAACTCTATCAACCTGACTTGTTTTGTAGAATCTTTTACCTCCGCGACAAAATGTAACCCGTCCCTCCTTGACGCGCCTCCTTGCGGCCATATAATTGCGTTCTCAAGCGTAGCGCAGCCGTTAGGGTATTTAGCGATATCTATGCGACCGTCTAAACGTGGGGTTAATTCGCCCGAAGAAAAATTAGTTATTAACGGGGAAACTTTTGGCATTACAGGTCAATCCTTTCAACGCTAAAACCAGTGTTAGAAGTCCGAGCGTCGGTCAAGGTTTCCGCATATAATTGTTGCGGAGTCCCGCCACTGATCGCGTCCATATAGCTCGCTTCTTTTAAGCTCTTTTCGTACTTCTGCTCCCACAACGCTTGCAGTTGAATATCACCGGTCACCGGATACGCCAACCAGGAAGCCATTTTGTCCTCTAAAGCCGTTATAAACGTGGGGGTATATTGATTGGGGTCCGTTTCCTTCTTCAAATAAATAAGATTCAAGCTTGCCGCGTCCGTTAATATCTTGCGCCCCTCGATCTTATACTCTTCGTCAATGTATTGGTTCCGTATTGGCCTGATACAATCGGAAGGCAATTGGTACTGGTAAGCCCACGTAAACTCTGGAGTAGCGACTTCATAAGCTAATGAAGTCCTAGTTATTGCAAAGTTCCAGTTGCGGAGTTCCAACAACTCGTTCCTAACTTGTGGATAAAAGTTATTACAAAGACGCGCTCTATCGGAGTTATCCGTTAACGCTGTAATAGGTTCGTCTCCAAGCTTCCTTAGTGCGTTTGAGCAGATACCAACTTCACTAGCCATAATTGATCCTTAAAGAAATAGGGAGGCCGAAGCCCCCCTATAGGTTATTCACCACCCTTGGTGTACTGGATATGGAAATCAAACGTATCGCCAGCAACTGAAGTCCCAGCCGCCAAACTCAACGTAATATCCCCAGATCCGGTAAACGTAAAACCGTCGTCGTGAGTCGTAGACTCATCAAAATTGGTTTTAGTTCTTGCCGAAGAAGCGTCTAGGGCAGAAATAAAAGCGTCTGGGTCTGCGGATACGCTGGTCCCGTCGATACCCGTATGGGCCGCGTAGCCAACTGAAACAGATGCTGAGGCTTCTAAATCCGATATAATTACCAAGCTTTGCGGCAAAATCTTAGATCCCGCTTCCATCTTGGCAACATACAAAGTATCGGATGATGTTAATGCCGTTCCCGTGAATCGGCAGTAAAAGTAATGCACCTCGCCCTCTTTGTTAGGGCTGTTGCGAGTATTGTTATTAATCGCATTGGTGTATTCTGTGGTATATAAATCAGCCATTATTCACCTCCGCGCTTAGGATTCTTGACAAGCAATTTCAACTACTTTTTCGTCTTCAATGCGTGTAGCTCCTGCACATAGCTCCAGGTAGCATTGAGTCGCGTAGTTCAAATCTGCTCGCTCTGAAATTCGAGTAACCATGTCCGCTTCGGCTCCGATTGAGAGTCCGATGCCATCCATTGCCCAAGCAAGAACTTGACGGTCGCCATTTGAATCAGTCCCTAGTCTTTCGGTCCTGATAACTTTGAATCCTAGGAAGGTGTCAACAGACCCATTAACCAAAGTCTTTTGGTTGTTGTAGTCCATCGAAGTGATTTGATTGATCCCCAGCATGTCTTCCATTTGCTTTGCGGATACCGCCAAACAACGCGGGATTCGCTCGTCAACGTCAGACGCGTCGAGAATTCTTTTCGCCTCAATAATTTTTGCAAGCGTAAGACCGGCTGATCCATGCGCTATTTTCTGCGCCGAAGGTAAAGCTACGTTAGTCTCGGTATCATCCGAACCCACGCTGACAGCGTTACCAGTAGCAGCCGATATGATTAAGTCGTCGTACTGACGACCCGCAGCGTTGGCCATAGCTTGCATATATTCGCCTTCGAGCTTTGCCATGACTTTCTGAGCGTCTTGGGAATCGATTACATCTGCAACGTTGTAGTCGCCTAACGTGCAGCGTCTTCGACTGTGAGGTGTGCTAATTAACGGCGTTTTGGCGTGCCGTGATGTAATTTTCTGCATCGCCGTTGCGCCAAGACGTTCCCAGTTATCCGACTTTCCTTTAATACCCGTTTGAGAACGGACTAAAGGTCGGAGTCTGGAACCCTCTTGCTGCGACAAATGGATTACGTCATCTCTCCACTTGTGTACAAATGCGACAGGGATTTCTACGGACATAGGTATGCCCTCCAAAAAAATAGTGGTACTTTCCTCGGAAGGTTGTCCGCACTTTGCGGGGCTTCCCGTCTAACGACCGATTGATAACGGCTTCCCCGTTAGCAACTAGGGCCAATAAATGGGTTGTCTAGTGTTTCTTAAAACTATTTCGCAACGGGTTTTCCGGTCTTCCGTCTAGGAGGACGCGGGGCCGCTACGGTCCTACGAACGACATAACCAGGGCAAACGCCCCATACATCGTCTGCATTTGCTTTCGTTCTGTAATGCGTGCAATTGCCTCGTTCGTAACATTGGCATTTGCCGCAAGTAACATTCTCTTTAACGTTTTGCATTGCGGTACGCCCTGTTGTAGAGTTGATTCACATAGTTTCTAGCTTCTTTATATTGCGGATGTTTCTGGTCCCTGTAAGCCGCGTAATACCTATGGCTTGGGTCCGAGCGGATTTGGCCTGCTTCACTTAATCCCGAAGAGTCGATAGTCATTTCCGAACCGCTAGTCTCAACACCCTCTTTAGGTCTAAGCTGCTTGCCAATCTCGCCAAACATCTTTATAACGCCTAAGTTATTTCCCAAATTATCTTTAATAGCTTGCTTCGTTTTAGCGTCTGCAAAATTCTCTAACTCTCCATT